CAGAAAGATTTCTTATTACGGATGAGGACATGCTTGTATTTCACTTTTTGAAGTCAAGAAATGGTACAACTAGAATTAGTTTCTTTAAACTAGATAGAACTACCATGAGAATAATAGAAATAGACACTCCTGCTCAAGCTACAAAGAAAATGTCAATTTAAAAAAGAAGTATGAATGTAAGAAAAGAAAAAGAAAAAGAATTTTTTGTCCAACACATGGAAACCTTTAAAGCTATTGGTAACCCAGATCCATTTTTTATTATCAAAACAGCCTTTTTTCAAAAAGGTAAGTTTGGTAGACATGTTCAGTTTTTTGAATCTGAAATTGGTAAAGGGGAAGATATCTATATTGAGTTCTATGATAATGTTACTGATGCAAATGGTTCAGTTACTAATGTAATACCATTTTCAGAGGACAGACAATTGTTTAAGTACAAGTACAATCCTTTCTATGTAGAGGAATATGAAACTAAATCTGGTACAAATTATAAAGGGGAACCTTATGTATTGTATACAGTCCCTGTATCTGAAATGTGTGCAGTTCTAAAAGATGGAACTGAGATTACACACTCTCTTTATGAAAAGAGAAAAACAGATGCTGAAACAAAAGTAAAAGAAGAAGAAGTAGAATTACCAAAATTACAAAGTAGCTTATTTCCAAACTTTGATGAAGAATTTCCTTCAGAAAAAAAGATAGACATATCTTCAATATTAGTAGGTGAAGATGCTCTTATGTCAGATATGACAATTAGTGACTTTGCAGCCATTATGTGGAAGCAGCCTGTTAGTAATAAACTATGGTTAAACAGTTTAATAAATAAATTATGAGTATAATACTTCCTACTGCTAAAGTAAAAGCAGATAGAAAAAATCCTAAAAGATTAATTATTTATTCTAAGCCAAAGACTGGTAAAACAAGTGCTTTTGCTGGATTAGAAAATAATTTAATCATTGATTTGGAAAATGGTTCTGATTATGTAGATGCATTAAAGATTAAAGTTGAAAATTTACAAGAACTTTTAGAAGCTGGTAAAGCAATTAAAGAAGCTGGTAAACCATACAAGTATGTTACTATTGATACAGTAACTGCATTAGAAGATATGGTCATGCCTCTTGCTATAAAGTTATATAAACAAACAAGCATGGGTAAAAATTATGATGGAGATAATGTCTTGTCATTACCTAACGGTGCTGGTTATTTATATTTAAGACAAGCTTTCTTTCAAGTTTTAGATTTTATTGATACCTTAGCACCCCATATTATTTTAGCAGGTCATATCAAAGACAAGCAAGTAGATGATAAAGGTGAGATGGTATTAGCTGCAAATATTGATTTGACAGGTAAAATTAAATCTTTAATCTGTGCAAATGCAGATGCAATTGGTTATATGTTTAGAAAAGGTGACAAAACTATTCTATCATTTAAGACTAGTGAAGAAGTGACTTGTGGTGCAAGACCAGAGCACTTGAGAAATGAGGAAATAGTAGTTTCTGAATTGAATGAAAAAGGTGGATTAGATTTTCACTGGGACAAAATTTATGTATAATAACAAATAAAAAATAAACAAAATGGCTTTAAGTACAACAGACTTAGGAACAGGTGGATCAGGAATGGCAAAAACAATTGCACCAGGTAATCACACTTTAAAAATTAACAGTATTGTCTTAGAAGATTTCTCTTTTATTGAAGGTGCAAAACACATGATATTAAATGTAGAAACAGAACCTTTAGAAGGATTTGAAGGCTTCATGATTGACAAAGATGATGCAAGTAAAGGTCATTATGCTGGTCAAATTGGTAGAATCAAAGCAAGTCAGTATGCATTTGCAGATGGAGAAACTAAAACTGGTATCAAGATCCAAAGAGATAGATCAGTTCTAATCTTTTTACAAAACTTATCTAAAGCATTAGGAGTAAGTGAGTGGTTTACATCTCAAGATGGTAAACATGATACTATTGAAGATTTTGTAAGTGCATTTAATAAAAGTGGTGTCTACAAAGATATCTATCTTGATTTCTGTATTGCAGGTAAAGAATATGTTGGTAAAACAGGTTATACAAACTATGATATGTACTTACCAAAAGCTGATAGAGGTACTTATGTTTACACTGAAACTGAAGGTGATAAACTAATGACTTACAATGAAGCTCTTCACTTGAAAAAAGCTGAAGTAAAAGAAGTAAAAGGCTTTGGTGATGATGATGACAATTTATCTATCCCATCTAAAACATCTTCTGATTTCTCTCTAGATTAATTTTAATTAATTGATGGGGATGTCAGAAAAGGTGTCCCCATTAATTTTTAATTATCTGATTATGATTTCAACTAAGAATATAATATCTAAACTTTCCCAAGTGCCAATAGAATGGCCTTTTGAATATTATTTAAATTTAAAAGAAAAGCTTTCAGGTCAAGATATTAAAATACTTTCTGCATTTAATTCTAAAGATAAAATACCATCTATGTTTATATACATGGATAGTAGTAATATGATGTATAAATTTAAGGATTTTTCATCTGGTTATCAAGGAGATAACATACAATTAGTAAAGTTATTATTTAACTTACCTGAAAGAGGAAATGCTGTTAGTAAAATAATTAATGATTACCAAGACTATGTTCTAAATCATAATGTACAACCTAAAACAGAATTTAAATTCCATGATAAGTTCAAAGTAGTTGACTATGAAATGAGACACTGGAATAATTTAGATTCTATTTTTTGGACAGGATTTAAAATTAGTTCAACTCTTCTATCACTGTATAATGTGGCACCTTTAGCTTATTTTACTATGGAAAAAAGAGAAGAAGATAATTCTGTAACTTCATTTATTTTTGATAAACCATTTTTATATGGATACTTTAGAGAAGACGGTGAACTGTATAAAATTTACATGCCTAAAAATATAAACAAGAAGTTTATTAAGGTGCAAAATTATGTACAGGGAATAGACCAACTTAAATATGATTGTAAGTACTTAGTAATTACATCATCACTTAAAGATCTTATGTGTTTTAGAAAGCTTGGTATTGGTAATGTAGAATGTATTGCTCCGGATAGTGAGAATACAATGATTGGAGAATCTATAATTAGTAAACTATTACCACACTATGATAAGATTATTGTATTGTTTGATAATGATGAGCCTGGTATAAAAGCTGCTCAGAGATACAAAGACAAGTATGGTTTTGATTATGTGGTACTTAACATGTCAAAAGACTTATCAGATTCAGTAAAAGATCATGGTATTGAAGCTGTGAGAGATAAATTATTACCTTTATTAAAACAAGCATTATGAGTTTAGAAAAAACAATGGATGAACTTGAGAGACATATTGACTATGCTGCAAGTTATTTTAATGATGTTAGAAATGAATTTGCAGAACTAGAAAAACAATATTTAGATGAGATTAAAGATTTAGAAGAACAAAATGATACTCTTGGAGAACAAAATGAATTTCTTGAAGAACAAGTAGAAGATTTAAATACAAAGCTTGCTATATTTGAGTTAGAGAATATGGAGTTAAGATTAAGAATAGAAGTTTATGCAGTGGATTTATAAAGGTAAAGAGTTTGATGAGTTTTGTATACCAGAAGGTGGTATTGGATTCATTTATATTATGACTGCTATTATAGATGGTAAGTCAGTTGCATACATTGGTAAGAAGAACTTCTTTGCTAATATTAAAAAACCTATGGGTAAAAAAGCTTTGGCTATGTCTACAGACAAGAGACTAAAGAAATATACCCGGGAACTTAGACCTGACTTTATGAGATATTATAGTAGTAATAAAACTCTTAAAGATGCTCACAAAGCAGGAGTTATGATTAAAAGAGAAATCTTAATGATATGTTACACAGCAATGGAGTTAACTTATCAGGAAGTAAAGCACCAGTTTAAATATGAAGTGCTTGAAAAAGAAGAATACTTGAATGCCAATATTCTTGGTCGCTTCTACAAAACAAAATAGTTATGGAAAAAACTGTAGAAAAAGTATATTTATTACCAAATAATAGTGTTTCTTATAGTCCAACAAAAGAGTGCACTATTCCTACTTACATTAGTAATTTTCCAGGAACTCAAGAAGAGTTAAAAATTATTTGGGAAAATCAACAAAAAACAAAATAGTTATGAGTAATGACAGACATATCTGGGAAGGTTGGACTGTAAATGATTTTATCAAAGAGTTGGAAATAACATTTCCGTACCAAAATTTTAAGACAAAGGATGATGTAAAACAATGGTGTAAGTCTGAACAACCTTATTACAAGAAACATATTCCTGAAGTAGCAAAACATTTTATTCAAAAAGCAAGATTATGACAGAAAATGATATGACAGGCCTTCTATTACAGTTGGCTGACCGTGGTGTAACCGGAATTAGAGTGCATTATTCAGGTGGTGGAGACAGTGGTGCTATTGAAGATATTAATTATACTACTCAAACTTTAGATGAATATGAAGAAGTCGCATTTGAGTATATTTCACAATTATCTACATATGGACATGAAGCATCCCCAAATCTAAAAGATTTAGATAGCGGAATTTATTCTGATATTGAAGACTTTGCACAAGACAGAATTCTTAGTGATATTGAGGATTGGTGGAATAATGATGGAGGATATGGTGTATTATGTATTCTTGTTCCTTCTGGTAAGTATAAAATTGAAAACACAATTTATATTACTAATACAGAAGAGTATACACATGCTGGTAATTTAATTTCTCAAACTTTAGACTGATGGATGAATCAAAATTTAAGCAAGCTAAAGAATTACAAGAAAAAATTAATACTCTTAAATTTAGACAGAGAGGGTTTGAAGAAGCTCTAAAATCTTGTTCTATATCAGCAGTAGTAAATTATTCAACAGGAGCTTTTTCTAGAAAAAGTGAAGTGTCTTTATATGATAAAGAAGGTATACATGATCTAATTAAAAAAGAACATGATGGTATTACTTTGGAGATATCAGATCTAGAAAAAGAATTTAAAAACTTGTAATATGTCACACCCGTATGAACATTCTAAATCCAGTGCCCGTAAATGGGGTGGAGAACCTTTAGAATATATGCATATTCATGAATGGTTTGATGCTACCAAGGCTTGGATAGGTCATAGTAAACACAGAATGTTCCGTCATCACAGTGAGGGTATATTTGAATGTGAAGTACATTTTGGTACTTATTTTGTAAATTCTGTAGGCAAAAGAGTCTACATAAGATATGTTGGTGAACAACATGTAAAAGAAGATTGCAATGGATATATTCCAAGTGCAAAAGAATGGGTGGATAATATTAATACACCCACAGAATGGATGATTAAAACACTTAAAATTGAAGACTGATGACAGAAGATGAATTTAATGAGTGGTTGTACAATTTAGAATTACAAACACTTACAGATGAACTCAAAGATGAGATAATGGAAAAAGTCCAAGATCTGATTGCCTTTTTAAATATTAAATGATATGATTTTTAGCAAAGAAGAAACAAAGAACTTGTTGAACATGTTGCGTTCAGCAGATAAAGAAAATGCTGTGGTAGCATTTGAAGCTCTTAAAGGAGTTGAGACACAAAAATATTTAGGTGAACTTATTGTATTATACAAGTTTGGAAAACAAACTATTAATGTATGGGAAGATAACTGTCCTGATTGTGCTAAAGCAATTAGAGATGGTATTGCACCATATAGTAAAGAAGAAGGTGCTGAGTTAAGCACTGGTTCTTGTTTGTCAGCAATGACAAGTAGTAAAGCAAGTCACCAATCAATTGAACTTTTCATGGAGTACTTTACTGAAAACATGATAGGGTTCTTAGGTCAGATGGGTTATCCGGCTGACAAATTTGAAATTAATGTAAAACTTAAAGACAATGGACAAAGCACAAAGTCTTAGTAAAACAGCCAAAGATTTAATGTTGAAAGAGCCCTATTACGGGTTCTTTCTCATTATGTTGAATAAGCTATGGGATGATAAAAGAGTTCCAACAGCTGGTGTAAGTAAAAATGGTATCAATTATCAGTTATGTATAAATGAAACCTTCTGGGCAAGTCTTAGTGAAAATCACAGACTAGGTCTACTTAAACATGAATTATTGCATATTGCTTTTGGTCATCTTACTACATACTTTAAGTATTCAGATAAGAGACTAGCAAACATTGCTATGGATATGGAAATCAATCAGTATATTGATGCTACATGGCTTCCAGGAGCCGAGTTATCAACTGATGATTTTAATACTCTTAAAACA